ATGAAATTATCTTTAGTAATTCCCTGCTATAACGAGCAGGATAATGTTGAATTATTTTATAACACCGCAACTGAAGTTTTTAAAGACAAAGGCTTTGATTATGAGCTCATATTCGTCAATGACGGCAGCCGCGATCAGACGATGGACAAGCTCCGCCACATCTATGAGATAGCCGATGAAAATGTAAAAGTTGTCGGATTTTCGCGCAACTTCGGCAAAGAGTCGGCTATATATGCCGGGCTCAAAGAGAGCAGGGGAGAAATGGTCTGCCTTATCGATGCCGATATGCAGCAGCGCCCTGAGCTGGTACTTGATATGATGGCGATACTCGACAAGGATCCCAACTACGATGCCGTGGCATGTTATCAGGAGGACAGACGCGAATCAAAAGTTCTCTCGGCTTTCAAAGATTGTTTTTATAAGATAATCAATAAAACTTCGGAGATCGAGTTCAAAAGCGGCGCAAGCGATTTCAGACTTCTCAGACGCTGTGTGGTCGATGCCGTGCTCAGCATGAGCGAATATCATCGCTTCTCCAAGGGCATTTTCTCGTGGGTTGGATTCAACACATATTATATGCCCTATATCGTTGAAGACCGCGCAAACGGCACTTCAAAGTGGAACTTTGCGAAGCTCTTCAAATATGCAATGGACGGCATTATCGCTTTTACTACTACGCCGCTCAAAATTGCAACTTATATCGGCTTGACATCTTCTGCCGCGTCCATAATCTACATGATAGTTGTCATAATCCAGAAGCTGGCGTTTGATATCAAGGTTCCCGGTTACGCCACAACCGTTGTGCTCATTCTTCTGCTCGGCGGTCTCCAGCTTTTCTGCACCGGCATGGTCGGCGAGTATCTTGCCAGAACATATATTGAGACGAAGCACAGACCGATATATATCGCAAGAGAAGTTCTTGACTACGAGGACAAATAAATCAAAAAACATGACTGCGGCAGATATTTACCGCAGTCATGTTTTTGCAATGCGTATTGTACGAGTTTTTTTGAAAAAACTATTGACAAATCCGCTTCTTTTGATATAATAGATAGCGTTCCAAACGAACTTAATATTTGGGGGTATAGCTCAGCTGGGAGAGCGCTTGAATGGCATTCAAGAGGTCAGCGGTTCGATCCCGCTTATCTCCACCAAGCAAAAAGCCTTGAAACCGTTATATATCAACGGATTCAGGGCTTTTTTGTTTGTCTTTTTAAGGCTGTTCTATTTTCTTATATGATGTCAAAATAGCGGATTTAATCACGGTTGGGAACAAATTGTGAACAAAATCAAGTGTCTCAAAGTAGTCCTACAGCTTTTTGTAACTGCGCTATATCGACATGTGTGTAAACTTTATTTGTGACAACTTCGGAGGAGTGCCCCATTAATCGTTGAATATCCCACTTGTCCGCGCCATTACGGTGTAACATAGAAGCAAAAGTGTGCCTTGTGGCATGAGGTGTGAGACGCGGGAGGCTGAGAGCTTCCAGTGTCGGATAATACCATTTCTCGCGAAAATATTTTGCGGTAACCGGAACGAGATTATTTCCTTGCTCTCGGCAAATGATAGTCGGGCCGTTTTTATCAAGCCATTTTTGCAGATACGGCATGATTTTATCCGACACCGGCACGATTCTGTTCTTTCCCGCTTCGGTCTTTTCGCCGCCGCGAAGAGTACGGTTCTCAGAATCCCAACTGAATGGTGTAAGTGCCAAAAATTCATTGATTCTCCAACCCGTGTAGCACATAATCAGAATTAGGTCTGCGTACATAAAGTCTGCCTTTGCGGCGGACTCGAGTTTTTGCAAATCGAGATCGCTGAACGGTACCTTTTCTTTCGTTTCTGCTTTGGGCAGCGTGACGAAGGTTGCATAATTTTTGATAACAATATCGTTTTGCACGGCGTAATCACAGAGTAGGGAAGCAAAAAGTTTTATTTTTTGCAGAGAAGAGGTGGAGAGTCCGTTCTGATGTGCCGTGTCAACGACTGTCTGAAAATGGGCGGCTCGCAAATCTTTTACTTTATATGAGCCGAGGACGGCGAGCTTGTTCCACGCAGCACTATAATTGTTTTGTGTTTGCTTGGAAAGATTCTTGAATTTCTGTAATTTCTTATATTCGGCGCACAATTGTGCGAGTGTGATGTTCTCGGCGGTCGCCGGGACATCAAGATGCGGAGTTTTATGCCATGCTCCGAGAGCCGTCATTGCCTCTGCCCTTGTGGCGTAGCATCCTATCAGCTTGCGCTGCTTGTCAAGGGAATATTCGGAGCTGCTCTGCGGAGCAAGAACAGCCCAGGGCTTGCGCCGATTTCCGCTGAGTTTGCGGATCGTTCCATATCCGTTTGGATTTTTCATTGTGAGCCTCCTTTCAGACTCGTGCCTGTTCCTTATAGAAAGTGACAGCTTTCCTGATGAACGGTTCGGGTAGGTCAAAATATTCCGACAGTTCCCAAACTTCCGAAAATCCGGATTTTATAGCCTTTTTCAGCTTGTCCCGCGGGACAAGCTTTTTTATTGCCCATTTGTCTGCACGGCGCTCATGCTTGGCGCGCAGGTCGCAAACTGCGTAGACATTATAAAAACTTCCGGTTATGCAGTGACCGAGTTCGTGAGCCAAACAAACCGCCTCTTCGGAGCGGGAGTCGATTGAAAAAGGATCGATTCCGATATAACAAGTGCCGTCCGGCTCCATAGTGGAGACGGAACCTGTCAGCGGCAGGTCAAACGCATATATCTCTATTTCTTCATCTTCTGCGAGTTCATATAGACTATCAAGACTTGTCATTTCGATGCCTTTCTGATTTTTGTTTAATGACCGTATTTACTGTTTGCGCGTGCGATTCTCTCATCGATCGTTTCACCGCGTTCATTGGTTTCTGACGGTAGCTGATATTTACTATTGGTTCCGTATGATTCAGTGGTTCCTTGAGTATCTTGCGCATAATGGTATCCCTCAAGGTAACCTTTGTAATAACCATCATGATAAGCTTTGGCTTTTTGAGTCTTGAGCGTGAGCGGGAACGCTATGGAAAGGGCGATGACCGCCGCAGCGAGAACGGATATCAGGATAACAGTTAAAATCTTTTTTGTTTTAGCCGAAGGGATATTAACCTTTAAAAGGACTTTATCCTTTTCCGGCGAAGATGCTTTCAGTGTTATTACCCGGCGCTCTTTGGTGGCAGGCTTGTCCTCTTCCTTGAAAGCGCGCGATTTCTCCGGGAGCGGGTCTGTGGTATTGTTTTCTTCCTGAGCAACAGAGGACTTATTATCTTCCTGCGGGCATTCCTCGGCGCATTCCGCATCTTCAACGACCGAAGCGGAAACATCTTTCTTTGCTTCGTCCGGCTCCACAGTCGAGCCTTGGTTGTTCTCAGGCTGTTTATGTGAACCGCCGCGTGTCAGCAGAAAATATGAAACTAAGCCGTAAAATGCAGTAAATGAAGTAGAAGCTGGGGTAACGGTTAGGCCGGTAATAGCAGACATTATCAGACTGAAAGCAAGAGAGAATACAAATCCGTAAATAAGCACAGTTATAATTGCATACTTTTTGGAAAGCGAATATCCGCGTATAAGATACCGATAGAAACAAAGCGGAAGGCAATATAAAACTAATGGCACGATGGCACAAGCTAAAGCATATTCGTAATCCATATAAACACCCTTTTGTATTTTGTTTTTATTTATTAAGCAGATATGTAACAATCAGCAGTACGGTTAATATGAGATGATAGACGGGCAATGTGAGGAACGCTCTTTTTATAGGATTAAAGTATTCGTAAAACTTCATGATTTTTTGTGTAGATTCCGGATCACGGAGATCCAATCCTCCGTAACAGAGCTGTTTTTCTTGAATGCGACGCTCAATTGCCATATAGACTGTCGTGCCAAGATAGAGTCCGTACAGTATGGCAGGAATTATTATCGTATCAAAAAAATGTACACACAGTGCGGCAATAACGAAAAGAATCAGTTTATATAATAATGAAAATATTATATCGAGAAAGTTTGGACTGAATTTAAAAATTGGTGCAAATATACCATAGCTTTGTGCAATTGATAAAGATAGTTCACCCATCGGACCGCTGTAGCTTTTCACATAAGACAGTTTGAGAAATGCGGAAAATGCTATGAAAAGAACAGCCGCGATTATTAAAGTTATCCACCACATAACATAACCTCCGATTTATTTTTTGTGTCTTTCTCTGACGAACCTCGCGAACTGTTTGACTTCGTCGAACATTTCCGGGGTTATATCTTTGTCACCGTCAAAAAGAGCAAACATGATATCCTCATCAGAAACAGTCCTGTCGGTTGTTGGTTGGGAGACAGGTGCCGAATCGCGACAAAGAACATAGTCGGTCGTTACTCCGAAATAGTCGGCAATCTTCTGAAGACTGCCAGTGTCGATATCATAGGTCTCATTTTCCCAATATGACAAGGTGTTCTGCGCCACGCCAAGATATTTGGCAAGTGTAGCTTGTGTGACTCTGCGTTCGCTGCGTAATTCCTTAATTCTATTTTTCATCCTAATCACTCCTATCAATATCAATAATACTGATATTATCAGCAAATATCAAGTAAATATCAAGAAAATTGAAGAAAACTATTGACATATCAAGTGACTTGATATATGATTTAATCAAGCTACTTGATATTTTTGTTTTGGAGATGATCGACATGAAGCTGAAGAACCTTAAAAATATGCGCGAGGCGGCAGGACTCACGCAGAAGCAGGCATCAGAGAAAATAGGCGTGGGGCAGTCTGCGGTATCGATGTGGGAGACGGGTGACAGCAGTCCGCGAGCGGAAATGCTGCCGATAATAGCAGCGGCGTATAACTGCCAAATCGGCGAACTGTTTTAATATGTTTTTTGAAGAGAGGTACATAAAATGCCGCGAGTTTTGAAACCAAAGCCTACAAAAGAAGAAATCCTCGCGATTGACGGCAGCGTGCCGGTTGAGATGGCCGCGAGGTATCTCGGACGACCGAAAGACTTTATCTATAACGGACTGCAGAAGCAGGCGCTGCCGATCGGCACCGCATACATCCGCGAAAAAGAATGGTGCTACGATATCAGGCCGAAAGCGCTGGTTGAATACAACGAGCACGGCGGCATAATGCAGCACACGGAATTTGAACACTTTGTCCGCGCCGTGATAACAAACGCAGCAAAGAATGTCGTTGATATGGCAGTGTTCGGAGAATACTAATTGAATATTTTTTTGCTGTCGGCCTGCCGTGTTCCGGGGAGAATCCCGCATATTGATCTTGTTTTTATCACACCTTTCTGAAACGTATTAGGGCACAATTCATTTTTCTACAATCCTCCAATTTCCCCGGGGCACGGCAGACCGACAGAGAAGGACAAGATATGTTTTCAACAGACGGAAAAATTAGCAAAATATGTAAATCGTGCGAATACAGACATGTGTTCGGCGGCAGCACTCCGATGGCAGACTGGAGCAATACTCTGTGCAACTACAGCATCGAAAAAGACAGATTCAGAGAAACTCCGGCGAGCGACGATTATTGCGCCTACTATAAGCCACGAAAGGGGAAACGCAGATGAAACTGAATCCCATAACGAAGAATCCGGAAATCATGCGCGGAGTGTATGAGATAGAAGACGGGAAATTTATGCACGACAACCCATACGGCTATATAACAAATCTCAAGGATCCGGAAATACACGCGGAATACATAGCGTTTCAGAAGGCGCAGAATGAAATAATGGCACTTTCAGACGAAGACAGATTCTTTTTTGACATGCTGATGATAGAACGGTTCCGGCCGGAACTGCGCCAGCTCGTCAAAGAATTTAAAGAAAGGGAGGGGACGGCTTTGCAGAAGCTCGTTGCAAAATCGGTATCCGGTAACCAGACGGTGGAACTGCTGTTTGATGAGGGTTTGCCGAAAAAGTGGATGATTAAGACCCCGGAGGAGAGCATCAGCGAGGAAAACGGTCTTGTTGCGGTCAATATCTATACAGAAAAGATAAGCCGACCGCTGCAGAAGCGAATCGGAAATTATTACGAGCGACAGGGATTATCCCGATACACGGGAAATTAAGGAGGATAAATAAATGTATACAGAGTGTTTTTGGTGCCATCAGTATTGCGATACCGAGAAGCATCATATTTTCGGCGGAGCACTGCGCAAGAAGAGTGAGAAGTACAAGCTGACGGTTCAGCTGTGCCCCTACTGCCACAGGGATAACAAAGAGGGTGTGCACAACAACCGCGAGAAGATGCAAGCGCTGCATGAATACGGTCAGCGTAAGGCTATGGAAGAGCATGGCTGGACAATCGAGGACTTTATCGCGAATTTTTATAAGAATTACATTTAATAAGGAGGCGTTCGGATGATAAATTCAGTGGTTCTTATGGGGAGACTTACAAGGACGCCGGAGTGCAGAAGCACCGAAAACGGAACGGCGGTCACGGCTTTCAGGATAGCGGTTGACCGTCGCTTCACTTCCTCGGGCGGAGAAAAACAGACGGATTTTTTTGATATCGTCGCCTGGCGTTCGACCGCTGTGTTCGTTGCGGATCATTTCAACAAGGGAGATATGATAGCCGTGCGCGGTGCTCTGCAGAGCAGACAGTATACAGACAAAAACGGCAACAACAGAACAGCTATCGAGGTTGTTGCCGATGAAATAAGCTTTTGCTGAAAGGTGAATGATATGAACAGGGAAGTATTAATAGTATTCGCAATCCTCGCGCTGTGCCTGATATATGCACTTGCTGCCGTTCCGACGCGAGCTGATGCCGCGGCGACCGCATACAGAGTGGATGCCGATCCGCCTGCGGCGGAGCCGATCACGACCTGCGAAGAGAAAACAAAGGTGTGCTATGAACTCTCAGAAGAAGAGCGGGCGATAGTGGAGAGCGTCGTAATGGCCGAGGCCGGTGCAGAGCCGTACATAGGCAAAATGGCGGTGGCACAATGCATTCTTGACGCCTGCAAATCTGAACACGAACGCCCCACGGAAATCGTCAAGAGCTTCGGGTATACCGACAAAAGACCCGAGCCGAACGAAGATGTGAAGCGCGCGGTCAGTGCGGTTTTTGACAGCGGCGAAGTAGCAACCGACGCCGAGATTCTATATTTCTATGCGCCGGCGCTTGTGAGCAGCGAATGGCATGAGTCGCAGACCTATGTTTGCACCATCGGCGGACACCGATTTTTTGAGGAGGTAAGGAAATGAAATACCTCATGATTGCGGCAATGATACTGTCGTTAGCTGTTTTGCCCGCGATAATAAGCGATGAGGAATCTTCAACGGTTTTGCGTCTGCTCTGTGCAATATTGGAATTTATGATTTTCTTAATGGTGTCGTTCAAGCTCTCTGTATAACCAGGGTAGCGCCAAAGCAGAAACGACCGAACCAACGATTGCGGTTGCATACTCTTTTTCGTGAATAAGGGATATAGTCGTAGCGAGAATCACAAAACAATATTCGACATATATAAAAAGCAAAACGAGCCAAAAGAAAAAATGTAAATAGCCCTTTATAGAAAAAGGAAAACTGTAATCGGTTCTATATCTCCAAGGCCGCAAAGCGATGCCTACTTGACGACAAGTCTTATCATACTCGGAATCAACAAAATTTAAAAAGTGTTCTTGAGTTTTTGCTTGTAAACGCCCATTTTTTTTAAATTCTGATTCTAATTTGAAACGCCACTCCCTGAACTTACCTCCAGATATTAAAAGATTTTCATCGATTATTTTAAAAATCTTTTCGGCTTCGGAACTCTTAATTGCTTTTGACTTTTTCATTAAAAATTTTTCGCAAATTTCAAAAATCGGAGAAACAACTTTTTCTAAATACTCTTTGCTTGTGGAGAAATTTCGAGACCTTCGTGAGGATAAGACGGAGACTAAAACTCCCATAAGAGCAATAACTGTCGTTATTAAAATGTTTTTCCCCCCAAAGAAAAAGTCAAAAGAAAAGAACTCCTTCGCACGGGACCACAATTCAGCTGCTTCTAATGACAAAACAATCACACCCATCAATAAGATATATATATTATAATGCTATCATCACAAAATATCAAGATGAAAGGATGAAAAACGTGGCACTAAAATTTGCAATTCAAACAGTTCTTGAAATAACAGCCGTCATAGCCGTCATAGTCGGCTTCATCCGCGAGGACAAGCTGATAGAGCTTGAGGACAGGATAAAGGCAAGAATCAGAGAACGGACAGGCCATAACAGAAATGGAGACAAATCATGATTACAAACATTGAAGTAACGAAGCTTTTGCAGTACCCGGACAACCCGAGGAAAAATATCGGCGATGTCACCGAGCTGGCGGAATCCATCAAAGCGCGCGGCATTTTGCAGAACCTGACGGTCGTTCCGGCCGAAAACGGCATGTATACCGTTATCATCGGGCACAGACGACTCGCGGCCGCGAAGCAGGCGGGGCTGACTGAGGTTCCCTGCGCCGTGGTTGATATGGACTATAAAACGCAGCTGTCTACGATGCTGCTTGAAAATATGCAGCGATCTGATTTGACAGTTTATGAGCAGGCACAGGGTATGCAGATGATGTTTAACCTCGGCGTGCCGGTTGCCGAAATCGTCGAAAAGACCGGCTTCGCCGAAACAACCGTGCGCAAGCGCCTGAAGATAGCGACTTTGCCGACAGCGCAGATGCAGCAGGCGGTGGAGCGCGGCGGAAAGCTCGAGGACTATGTGCAGATAGCGGACATAAAAGACGCAGAAGAGCGCCGCGAACTGCTGAAAGTTGTCGGAACACGCGAGTTTGAGTTCAGCCTTACTCGCGCGAAGAAGCGACAAATTGAAGCCGAAAAAACACCGCTTGTCAAAGCCGAGCTAAAGTCAATCGGCGCGAAAGCCGTAAAAAACCAAATCTACAGCACCGCTTACGAGCGGGTCGAACAGTGTGCAATTACAGACTGGAAAGAGGGAACTTTTAAAAAGCCCAAAAACAAAGAGGAACTTTTTTGGGAAATATCATACGGCACGGCGTACCTTATGCGCAAAAAGGCCAAAGTACCAAAGAAGAAAGAGAAAAAATCAGAATGCGAACAGCGCATAGACAGTGCCAACCGTGAGCTCAAGCGTTTGACGGAAACGGCGTATGAGTGCCGCGTAAACTTTGTCAAGAACTTTACCGCCGTTGAAAAACATAAAGAAACAATCATCAAGTGGCTTGTACAGTTCGCGGGTCGTATAATAACGGGCTATTGCTCGCGCGACAGAAAATATATCAATTCCGAGATTGGAAGCGATGAAAAGTATTCTGTAGATGCGCCGAAATGGCGGCAGTTTATCGCCGAGGACAAGCGTGCGCCGATAGTTGTTACGTATGCGCTTGCCGGAGACGATGAGAACAGAGGCTACTATACCGCCGGGTGGTATGCATCAAACAACGCTAAATCAGCACCGGAATACAGAGGAAACCAAAGCCTTGACAGAATTTATGAGTTCCTTTGCGAGTTGGGATATGAGATGTCTGAGACGGAGCTTCAGCTCCAGAGCGGCGAACATGAGTTGCTGAAAGGAGAATGAAGATGAATGACGATAAAATCCTTATAGAGGCGCTGCGGAGGCTGTCGGTGCAGACCGGATCTATCGCCTGTCTTGGCTGCGAATATGAGCATGATTGCGGAATCCACGGTTGCGCGATTATCTGCGCCGCGAGGGAACGGCTCGAAGAGCTGACCGCATCACCGTGGATAAGCGTTAACGACAGGCTGCCCGAAGACGAGCAGGGCGTATTAGTTATCGCGAGCGGCAGACCGCGAGCGCATTTAGAGTTGGATTGTGCCCATGAACTTGCAACATTTTACGCCGGCGAGGGCTGGCTTTTTGAGGCTTATCCGGATTGGGATGATCCACAGGTGACTTATTGGATGCCGCTGCCGGAGTTACCGACGATTGAGTGACGGAGGTCCTGCAAATGAACACAACGATGAATATGACCCTTGAGCAGCTGATCCAGGCGACGGAACTCTGCGGAGCGGGTGCACCCGGTTCTTGCTCAGAGTGTCCGTTAAATGACCCAAGCGGAGATTTTGAGTGCATCGAATACCTTATGTCGCAGGCTGCGGCTGCGCTTAAAGAGTACTCATGTAATGGCGGAAGTGAGGGGTAAACGATACCGGATAAAGAAATAGAACTGAAGAACTGTCCATGCTGCGGAGGCAGAGCAAAGCTTCTGGGGCAAAGAACATTTTATGTGGAGTGTCAAAAATGTTTTCTTGCAACGGACAGATATGCGCGGCCGCAGTTCGCAGCGGAAGCATGGAATCGCAGGATGGAGGGACAATTGAATGAGTGATTATACTGACCGCGCCGCACTTGGAATAGGTCTATGCAACCGAGATGTTTTCGAAAACAAAAGCTATGCAGACGGTTGGAATGCCGCTGTTAAAATTTTAAAAGAAGCTCCCGCCGTAGATGTTTCAGAAATTGTCAGATGCAAGGATTGCAAAAATTATGAACTTATGAAATCTAACAACTGTCATTTTTGTAACGAGTTCGGCGGGTATGTTACTGAAAAAGATTTTTGCAGTCGAGCGCAAAAAATGGACGGAAAAAATGGAAGAAGGCGATAACAATGCGTGATATTGAATTTCGCGGTAAACAAACAGACAACGGCGAGTGGGTGTACGGCGTACCTACAAAAGATGGTCGTGGCGAAATGGTTATGGTGGAAAACATATTCGAGTGTGAAGAATATAATTGCCGTGGTGCAAATTGCTTGTATGTTGATGAAAATACCGTAGGGCAGTACACAGGTTTGGCAGACAGAAACGGCACAAAGATTTTTGAGGGCGATATTGTTTTGCTGAACGGCGATGAGGAGCCTTATCAGGTCGTTTTTGATGAATCCTGTTTTCAAGTTTATGACAGCAGTGTTTGCTATGTTATGAATAACTTTTACGATTACGAGATAGAGGTCATCGGTAATATCTACGATAACCCCGAGCTATCAGGAGGTAAAGAAGATGATTTGGGATGATGACATTTCGTTTGAGGGGTACTGCAAAAAGGTGTCCGACTGGTACGAAGACCCCGAACATTTTATCGGCGACCCTCCTATTCCCGCGCAGTATGCGCTTGATTTAATATTTAAGACGCTAATTGACGATAAAAAGAATTATGAGTTTTTAACAACAGTTCCTGAGTCCACAGAGCAAACAAATTCTATTATGTTGGAACTGATTCTTAGAAAGTATAGCGGAAAATATCGAAAATTTATTAAGAGAGGTAACAACAATGGCTGATGCAGATAGGTGCGTCTGTTGTGGTGCCATTATCCCGGAAGGGCGACAGGTGTGTCCGCAATGCGAGCGCGAAAATGAAAGGAGATTAGCTGTATGGATTGCAATAAAACAATAGACTTTCTGCTCGAAAGAAAGCGACTGTGTGATTCACAACATGACGGTGTCAACCCATGCGATGAATGTCCATTGGAGGACATATGCGACGAGGAGCGCAATTCAGAGATAATAAAAAGTGCCATTTCAAGACTCCAAAAGTGGAGCGACAAGCATCCGAAAAAAACTTACGCACAAGATTTTTTGGAAAAATTTCCGAATGCGCGTATAGGTGATGACGGACTTCCGGAGGTGTGCAGAATGGAAGTTTACGGCACAAGATGCCTGAGTATGACCGGAGACATGTGCACCATGTGTTGGTGCGAATCTATGGAGAAATAAACAAGTCAGACCCCCGCGCCGGGGAAAAGGTGAGGCGTCCGCAAGGGCGCTTCAAGGGCTTGTATGCTGTCTTATCAAACCGACCACGGAGGGGTAGAAAGAAATGCGCACCAAAATCAGAGAGACAAAATTTTATTGTAAGGATTTTTTGGAGATATATTTATACCCCGTGACGGAACAGCCGCAGGTCAGAACGAAGAGCAGGGGAAAAAAGTATCGTGAATCAAGCGAAACGCAAAAGCTTCTGAACGCAAAGTATGCAGAACGGAAGCTTGTGCGTTTGCTTCATGCGAATTTTACAGACAAAGATCTTGCGATAGGTCTTGACTATGCCGACGATACGAGACCTAAGACACCGGAAGAAGCGCAGAGGAATTTTCAAAACTTCCTGCGCAGGGTCAAAAGACTCTATAAAAAAGCAGGAGCGGGCGAAGTGAAATACATATCCGTCATTGAGTTCGGCGAAAAGAGCGGGAATGTACATCATCATATCGTGATGAGCGGCGGAGTTGACAGAGACGAGATTGAAAAAGCGTGGGGACTCGGAAGAGCAAACACAAAGCGATTGCAGTTTCTTGAAATCGGCATAGCGGATATGGGAAATTACATAATCAAGGATCCTATCATGCACAAGCGTTGGACGCGGTCTAAAAATCTTGTAGATCCGCATCCGCGTAAAAATGACGGACATATCAGCCGCAAGAAGCTGGACGAGCTTGTTGCGGACTGCGAGCATAGAATGTTATTCGAGAAGCTTTACCCCGGCTATGTCGTAGCGGAAGTAATCCCTACATACTGCGATTGGGATAGCTGCTATCACATGGAGATCAGAATGTTCCGCGAAGACAGCGATTATATTCTTTACGGCGGACGGAAAAATCGGAAAAGGAGGTCGGCGTGATGTCGAATTCCCGAGCGGGCGCGCTGACCGTATGCCCGTTTTTTCTGTCAGACTCCAAACAAGCGATAACCTGCGAAGGACTTTCGGCGGGCAGTAAAACCATGCTTATTTTTAAAAATGCCCAGCAACGGCAGAAATGGCAGGAGAAAAATTGTTTTTTGTATCACTGCACTTGTCCGTTGAAAAATTTAATTAACGAGAAATACGATTGACGGACAAAAATGACCGGGCAGGGGATTTTCCTCTGCCCGGTCATTTTTGTTTTTAGTCAGCAAATCGTTAAACACAACGCGGGGAGAAAAACGAAATGCAAATTGATAAAATTGTAAGAAGAAAGGAGGCTTCCGAGCGTGGACTGGGATGCCATCAAGCAGGAGTACATATCGACGAATATAAGCCAGCGCGAGCTCGCAGAAAAGTACGGAGTGTCGGTCTCGTCGCTTGGAAAAAAGTGCGCTTCGGAGGGGTGGAGCGGGCTGCGGAAAAAATTCAGAAAAAAAGTTGAAAAGAAAACAATGGAGAAAATCAGTCGAAAAAAAGCCTGCGAACTGGCGAAAATCGGCGATTGTGCGGACAAATTGGTGCGCCTTATAGATGATTCTTTGAACGATACGGCAACAGTCAGGCAGACAATTGTCAAAATTGTGCCGAGCGAAGACGATGAGGACGAAGCGGAAGTCGAGGAATATTGCCTGCAAAAACTCGACACTAAATATTTGCGGCAAATGACGGCTGCAATGAAAGATCTGATGGAGATTCTGCGCGATGTTTACGGCAAGCCAAACACCGTGGAGCGGGCAAATATGCAGTATACGCGGGAACGGCTTAACCTCGAAAAGGCAAAAGCAGCCGCAGGTATGCCGACAGATGAGGAAGAATACGGCATTATCGAAATTCCGGCAGTGCTTGAGGAGGCTGCGGAAGAATGAAAATCTGGGAACCGCAGGAAAAACAGAAGAGGTTTATGGAGCGCCCGGAGTATGAAGTGCTATACGGCGGCGCGGCGGGCGGAGGGAAGAGCGACGCGCTGTTGATTGAAGCCCTGCGGCAGGTGCATATTCCGTATTACCGCGGACTGATACTGCGAAAAACATATCCGCAGCTGTCCGAGCTTGTAGAGCGATCTGAAATGCTCTATCCGCGGGCGATACGCGGCGCAAAATACAACGAGAGCAAACACCGATGGAGCTTCCCGAGCGGGTCTATGATCTATTTCGGCTCGATGCAATACACGAAGGACAGGTTGAAATACCAGGGCAAACACTATGATTTCATTGCATTTGACGAGTTAACACACTTCACATGGGACGAATACAGCTATATGTTCTCGCGAAACCGCCCGGGAGGACCCGGTACGAGGGTTTATATGCGGGCGACGACCAACCCCGGCGGTATAGGACACGGCTGGGTAAAGTCCCGGTTCGTCACTGCAGCGCCGCCAATGACGCCGATAACGGAAAAGTTCAATGTGGTGACGCCGGAAGGGAAAATTATAGAGGGCAGCAGGAAGCGGATATTTGTTCCGGCGACGGTTTTTGACAATCAGAAGCTTTTACACAACGACCCTGAATACATCATGAAGCTTGCTGCCATGCCGGAGGCGGAGAGAAAAGCGCTGCTATACGGCGACTGGGACAGCTTTTCGGGGCAGGTGTTTACGGAGTGGCGCAACGATCCCGAGCATTATAAAGACCAACGGTGGACGCATGTCGTGGAGCCGTTCAAAATCCCGGAATACTGGCAGATTTACAGAGGCTTTGACTTCGGCTACACGAAGCCATATTCCGTAGGCTGGTATGCGGTGGACACGCACGGCAAAATATACCGCATTGCTGAACTGTACGGATGTACGGGCACGCCGAACGAGGGAGTGCGGCAAGACCCGGTCACGATTGCGGCAGAGATTCGGCGCGTCGAGCAGGAGGATATCAACCTCAAGGGAAAGAACATTATCGGCATAGCAGACCCGTCAATTTTCGACGAGAGCCGCGGCGAGAGCGTAGCGCGAATGATGGAAAAATCCCCGAACTTCATAGTATTCTCCCCCGGTGACAACACGAGAATCGCCGGAAAGATGCAGTATCATTACCGCCTGGCGTTCGATTCGGAGGGCAACCCGAAATTTCAAGTGTTTTCGACATGCCGGCACTTTATCCGCACTATTCCCGATATCGTCTATGACGAGAAATATGTTGAGGATATCGACACATCGCAGGAGGATCACATCTATGACGAGTGCCGATATGTGCTCATGGAGAACCCGATAAGTCCGGAGCCCCGCAAAGCCCCGGCAAAAGTGCCGGATGATCCGCTGGAACTCAGAGAAAAGCCGGACAAATACAGCTTTTACAGACTATAGGAGGCAAAACAATGGCAAACAGCAGAAACCCGATAGAAGATATCAAGCGCCGCAGGGCGGAAATGCGCGACCAACAGCAGCAGGAGCAGACCTCAAGAAACCCGGAGCGGGATATTGCTGCACGAACGGAGGCATTGCGGCAAGAGCTTGGAAATCCCGTACAAGAGGATGGACAAGTGAAAATTGTAAACGGCAGCGATACGGTGAAGTATGAGCCCGGGAGCGGGTCAGAGCAGGGACCGATAACGCAGGAAACGGTTGCTTTAGCGGAAGAAACCTTGCGAAAATACAAAGACGGCAAGACGAATCTCGAGAACAGGATAATCGAGAACGAGCAGTGGTGGAAGCTCCGGCACTGGGAGACAATCAGGAAAGAACAGGCGAAGGGCGCGAACAAAGAACCCGAGCCCACTTCGGCATGGCTGTTCAATTCCCTGGCAAATAAGCACGCAGACGCAATGGACAACTATCCCTCGGCATCTGTGCTGCCGAGAGAGCAGAGCGACAATGCCGCCGCAGAACAGCTTTCGGAGATCCTGCCAGTTATCATCGAGCAGAACGGTTACAAAAAGACATATTCGGCCAAGTGGTGGTATAAGCTCAAGCAGGGAACATCCTGCGAGGGCGTATTCTGGAATCCGCAGAAGTACAACGGCTTGGGCGATATCGAGATAAAGAAAATCGACCTGCTGAATCTCTTTTGGGAGCCCGGCATAGAGAACATACAGGACAGCCGGAACATTTTTCATGTGTGCCTGCGCGACAATGATTTGCTCACGCAGGAATATCCGCAGCTGAAAGGCAAGCTCGGCGGCAAGACGATAGAAACAAGCCAGTATATCTATGACGACAACATAGACACATCGGAAAAGAGCGTTGTGGTTGACTGGTACTATAAGAGACTGGTTGGCAGCAGAACTGTGCTGCATTATTGTAAATTTTGCAATGGCGAAGTGCTCTTTGCGTCAGAAAACGATCCTCAGTATGCCGAGAGCGGGTTTTATAATCACGGCAAATATCCGTTTGTTTGTGATACGCTCTTCCCGGAGGAAGGCTCGCTTGTGGGCTTTGGATATTTGGACATTATGAAAGACCCGCAGATGCAGATAGACAAATATGACCAGGCGTTTATGCAGTCGGCCGTTGCCGCCTCTCGCCGCCGTTTCTTCATCAATGCTGCGAGCGGGAAAATCAACGAGAAAGAATTTCTTGACGTCTCGAATCCTTTTGTGCATGTGGACGGCAGACTCGGGGAGGACAGCATAAAAGAAATCACTATGACGCCGCTTAATGATATCTATGTTGCGCTGCGCACGAACAAAATAGACGAACTCAAGGAAACGAGCGGAAACCGTGATTTTTCACAGGGAAGCACCACGAGCGGAGTTACCGCCGCTTCGGCGATAGCGGCGCTGCAGGAGGCCGGAAGCAAGCTGTCGAGAGATATGATTCAGACCTCATATGACAGCTATGAGGAAGTGCTTTATTTGTGCATCGAGCTGATAAGGCAATTTTACGATGCACCGCGCAGTTTCCGCATAACGGGAAAAAGCGGAGAGCAGGAGTTCGTGAGCTACGACAACCGTGCGATACAGCCCGAGGGCGAGCGCACAGAGTTTGGCATTGACATGAGCGGGCGAATGCCGATCTTTGATATCAAAGTCAGGGCGCAGCGGAACAACCCGTTCTCAAGGCTCTCACACAACGAGTTGGCACTGCAGTTCTATAACAGCGGATTCTTCAATCCGGAAATGACGGATCAGGCGCTCGCCTGTATCGACATGATGGACTTCGAGGGCAAGGACTCCGTTGTGCGGAAAATATCGCAGAACGGTACGCTGTATGAACAGCTCAAGACCATGCAGCAGCAGCTCATGCAGATGGCGCAGATAGTTGACGCACAAAACGGAACAACGATAGGTAGTCAGATGGCGGCATCTTTTTCGGGTGGAGTTCCGGTGGCGAGCGTAGGCTCCGGAGACGGCGAGCTCAAGAGCAACTCGCTTGGCGAGACGCACGCAGACGAACACGCAACGGCCGAGAATGCGAGAGAAAAAGCGGCTTCGGCTGCGGAACCGAGGTAATGTTATGACAACAATAAAAGTTCGCCGAGCGGGCAGAGAAATGAAAATAAGCATTTCGGGACATTCGGGATATGCGCCGAGCGGGCAGGACATAGTATGTGCCGGCATTTCGACACTCGGCCAGACCGCCGCAATGATGTTCGCGGAGATGGAATCTGCGGGAGACCTCGAACTCTTTACCTCGGAGAAAAGCGCCGGAAAGCTTTTGCTGGCAATTAAGGCATACAAACATACCAAAGCAAAGGCAAAAGGAATTTATAATTTTTTCTGCACGGGCGCAAAGCTTATCGCAGACAACTATCCGAAAAATGTAATTGTTACAGTTGAAGGCGGGGAGAAAATCGAAAATTAAACCGCTATAATATAATCACAAAGACACTTCGGAAAGACGATGGAGGTTAATTTTTATGTTCACAGACACAACAAAGGCTTTTTCGCTCACGCTGTTCGGCGAGGGCGGAGGAGACGGAGCGGGCGTATCGGCGGCAACGGCCGCCACGGCTTCCGACGCCGGGGAGCAGACACGGGCGATTGAAACGCAGGACGCCGCTGCACAGCCGGAAAGCGAGATCAATGTTACGGCATCGACGGTCGAAAATCAGGACGCGGAGTTTGAAAAGCTGATAAAAGGCGATTACAAGGACGCGTTCAGCCGCCGAGTGCAGAACATTATCAACGGCAGATTCAAGGAAACACGCACACTTCAGGAGCAGCTGCAGAAGAGTACGCCGGTCTTTGAGATCCTCGCGCAGAAGTACGGGATAAAAGCGGACGACATTGACGGCATAGTCAAGGCTTTGGAAAATGATGATGAATCATACAGAGAAGAGGCTATGGAAAAGGGCATAACCGTTGAACAGCTCAAGGAGATGAAGAAGCTTGAACGCGAGGTTCTTCAGCTCAGACGGAACGAGTCTCGTCGTGATGAGCAGGACAGAATAAACCGAGACATCACCAATTGGAAGAACCAGGCGGAAAGTCTCAAAGAAATCTATCCGAATTTCAATCTCGACACGGAGATAGAAGATCCTCAGTTCTTCAGTTTGCTCAGAAACAATGTCGATGTCAGAACGGCCTATGAAGTCATTCACCGAGACGAGATTCTCGGAGGCGCGATGCAGTATGCGGCGCAGACGGCGGCAAAGCGAGTCGCCGATTCTGTTGCGGCAAACAGCAAAAGACCGGTTGAAAACGGTGTAACTTCACAAGGTGCAGTTAATTCCCAGACGGATGTTAACAAACTGACAAAGGCTCAGCGAGAAGAAATCGAACGCAGAGTGGCAAGGGGAGAAAGAATTACTTTCTGATCTCCTTGCACTAAGAAAAGGAGATAAAGAAAATGAACAATTATGTCATATTCGACCTGCAGCTTTTTGCTACGGTCGTAAACGCAACTACTTCGGCGGCAAGCGGTAACAATCTGTCCGCCGAGATGAAAACCTACTACGAGAAAAGGCTGCTTGACAACGCAGAGCCTAAGCTCGTACACAACCAGTTCGGAGACAAGTATCCTATTCCCAAAGGCTCCGGCAAGACTATCGAAATGCGTAAGTATTCGCCGCTTGCAAAAGCAACCACGGCACTGACGGAAGGCGTCACGCCCGATGGACAGGCGCTTAATGTGAGCACAATCACCGCTACTGTCAAACAGTACGGCGGCTGGATACAGCTTTCGGATATGCTCGACATGACGGCTATCGACAACAATGTTCTGCAGGCAACGAAGCTTCTCGGCTCGCAGGCAGGACGCACTCTCGATACCGTCATAAGAGAAGAGCTTGCCGGCGGCACAAACGTTATTTACGCGCCTAAGATTGCAAGCGGCGCAGAAACAGCAGTAACGAGCAGAGCGGGACTCGACGCGACGGCAAAGATCAATGTTGACCTCATATACCGTGCGGCGGCTCAGCTGGAGAGCATGAATGCAGACCCGATCGGGGATTCGTTCGTGGGTATTATCCATCCGTATGCAGCATATGACCTTATGCGCTGCGAGGAGTGGATTGACGTACATAAGTACGCTAAGCCCGACGATATCTACAACGGGGAAATCGGCAAGATCGGCAATGTCAGATTCGTCAAGTCCACGGAGGCAAAGATATGGACCGGCACCGGCTGCCCGTCCGGTCTGGCGGTTTTCGCCACGCTTATCCTCGGCGCTCACGCTTACGGTCTGACGGAGATCGAGGGCGGCGGTCTGCAGCATATCGTCAAGCAGCTCGGCTATGGCGACGATCCGCTCAATCAGCGTTCGTCCTGCGGCTGGAAAGCGACCGAGGTCGCAAAGCGCCTGGTTGAGGAGTACATGGTGCGTATCGAGTCCTGCTCCGCGTATTCGGCCACTGCGAAAGCTAACTGATAAAAGCTCAGAGGGCATTTTGCTCTCTGAGCCCGAAAGGAGATATTTATGGCAAGAACAAAAACTGCAACACCCGAGGAGAACGCAATCCTCGAAGAGACGGCTGCACCCGAGGAGAACGCAACACCCGAGGAGAACGCAATCCTCGAAGAGACGGCTGCACCCGAGGAGAACGCAACCCCCGAAGAGACCACAACCACCGAAGAGGCTGCTGCGCCCGAGGAGAACGCAACCCCCGAAGAGACCACAACCACCGAAGAGGCTGCTGCGCCCGAGGAGCAGAAAGAACCCACGGAGAAAATCTTTCTCTTTAAGGACGACGGTGCATACAAAGATGATCTGTTTGTTTCGGTCAACGGCAGGAATTTTCAGATCCAGCGCGGCGTAGAAGTCGAAGTGCCCGCCTGCGTCGCAGAGGTTATACGCAATTCCGACAGACAGAAGCAGCTGGCGGAGCAGCGCCTTGAGAAGCTGGTAGAGCAGTATATCAAAGAGAGATAAGGACACACCGGGAGGGCGCATTTTGCGCCCTCTTTTACTTTCAGGAGGTTTATATGAAAATATGCGAAGCAATAAGACAGACCGATGAGCTAAAGCCCAATCAGTATTCGGACGAGCAGAAAATAAGATGGCTTGCCGAGCTCGACGGGAAGATAGTAAAAGAACTGATAGACGCGAAAAGCGGGGAGAAATCAACGGCGTTTGAGGGCTATAATGAAGACACAGACACGAACACAGAACTGCTTGTGCCGGAGCCTTACAGCAACCTATATGTTCTTTGGCTGATGTCAAAAATTGACTTTTTCAACGCCGAATACGACCGATACAACAATTCGGCAATGGCTTTCAACGAGGCATACGAGGGTTACTGGGGATATTACAGCAGAACGCACGCGGCTCCGGCGGGCGGAATATTTACGAGGTGAACCGATGAGACTGCCTATTCTTAACACGGTCGGTAAAAACAGGGAAATGATGAGCGCGTTCGGAGGATATCACCATGACCTTGTTATAAGTGACAATGAATTTTACGACGAAGAGAATCTTTCGTCAGACAGCTATCCTGCCCTGACGCCGAGAGAGCAGCGGAAAAAAATTCGCGATTTCACACGCCTTGACGGCTTTTGCGTGAACAACGGTCTGTGTTGGGTGGACAATGGCAAAGTGTTCTACAACGGCGATCAGGTCAGCGGCGATGTCGAGAAAAGCCGCAAACAAATGCTGAGCATGGGTGCGTATGTCCTCATCTGGCCGGACAAAAAATATATCAACACCGAGAAAGTGAGCGAGGGCGTAGGCAGTTTGGAAAAATCGTTTACGACAACTGCGGCGGTATCATTTACGCTGACGCGAGTAACCGGAGATGATTATAACCCGACAGTCTCGGCCACGGCGCCGGAAGAGCCGACAAACGGCGACAGCTGGCTTGATACTTCCTCAAAGCCGCATACTCTCAAGATATATGCCGCAGCAACAAAGATGTGGAATGCGGTGGCGACGACATTCGTCAAAATCTCTTCGGCTGGAATAGGCGAAGGATTCTCGGAATATGACGGAGTGACTATAAGCGGCTGCAAAGACGAACAGTTCAACACAAACATGATACTCTATGCCGTCAGCAAGGATTACATAGTCGTGACCGGATTCATAGATGAAGTATCGAGTCAGCAGGAAGCGGTGACGGTAAAAAGAACCGTGCCGGACATGGATTTTGTTACCGAGAGCGAAAACCGCATCTGGGGATGTTCTTCCGATAAGCATGAGATATATTGCTGCAAAATAGGCGATCCATTTAACTGGAATTGTTTTCTCGGATTGGCGAGCGACAGTTACGCCGTGACAGTCGGAACGCACGGTAAGTTTACTGGCGCGTTTACGATGCGGGGATATATCCTGTTTTTCAAGGAGGACTGCGTCCACAAGGTCTACGGCTCGAAGCCCTCAAATTTTCAGGTTACGAACGAGTCTATAAGAGGCGTGCAGAACGGCAGCGAACGGAGCCTTGCGCTATGTAACGAGACGCTATACTACAAGAGCCGAAACGGCATATGCGCCTATGACGGCGGAACCCCGGTCAATATTTCGGAGTCCTTCGGCGCGAATGCATACAGAAACGCCGTCGCAGGAGCGATTGACAACAAATATTATGTGTCAATGGCGGACGAAAACGGCAAATACAGCCTGTTCACATACGATGAGCGCACAAAAATATGGCATAGGGAGAGCGGGCTGAAAATCGATGCTTTCGCGCCGCTGGACGGGGAATTGTATTTCACGGTTGGAAACAGCCTGTGGACGATGCACGGCACGACGCGATACAGTGTAACAGATCAGACATATGACGAAAAGCCGGTTGAATGGATGGCTGAAAGCGGACCTATTGGGGTGACGAGCCCCGATAATAAATATATATCAAAGCTACAGTTTCGCCTGAGCGTCGAACGCGGGGCGCAGTTCCGGGTGCAGATCCAATATGACTCTATGGGCGATTACGAGGAAGTGCTGAACATCGATGCTGTAAACAATCGCACAATCACTATTCCAATTATAGTCAGGCGCTGCGACCACATGAGAATCCGAATGCGGGGCAGGGGCAAGTTCATCTTGTACAGCATCGCCAAGGTAACGGAACAAGGGAGTGAAATCTGATGCCGACGCTAAATCTGAATCTGCCGACGAATCTTGGCGGAGATCAGAAAACTCAGAGCTATCTATATCAACTCAACGAACAGCTGCGGTATATCCTCAACAATCTTGACGGAGACAATTTTTCGCCGACATACCTAAAAACGGTGGAGCAGACGCGGTCAATGGCGGAGCTGGCGAGCGACGCCGTTGAGCAATTAGAAGCGGGCAGAAAGATCGATTATAACGAGCTCAACGATAAAATCATAGCGCAGGCGGAAGAGATAAATCAGACATTTCACACCGAGATAGAGCAGAACAATGACAACATAATGACAACGGTGCGCGAAGAACTTAGCGCGAAGGCGTCAATTGCAGAGCTTAATGCAACACTCGAGTCCTATGTTACACAGACTTCAAGGGAAATTCAGCTGAATTTCGACCAGAATTATCTCTATACAACAGAGGTTGACGGCAGACTCGAAGAGTTTCAGGAGCTAATAAGAACATATTTCCGCTTCACGGCGGAGGGAATGGAACTCGGCAAGGCGGACAGTCCGTTCAAATCTATGCTGACAAATGAAAAATTAAGTTTCACACAGAACGGCACGAAGATAGCCTATATCTCCAACCGCTGCCTTTATGTTACGGATGTTGAAGTTCTTAACCGACTGAGGATAGGCAACTGGGAGTTCACGCCCAGGAGTAATGGCAATCTTAGCTTTATATGGAGGGAATAAACAATGGCAATAACAACAATCAAAACATATCCGAAGAATATCACCGTAGGTGTCAGCAAAATAAATGGCCTTGGTAATATTCTGATTGAAGTCGAGGATGCGAATGACGGGAAGTCATACACCCATAAGATGTATTTCACCTGCGGCAATTACAGCTACGAGAGCGGGTATTTTTCAACAAACAATGCAGTTATGACGGCATATGAGTTCCCACTCGAATGGGCTAATGCCATTACGAGCGGAAGCAGCAGAACCGGCACGCTGAAGATTGAAACATACAAGAAGTTAGGACTGATCCCGACGACGCTCGTTGAGACGAACACGAAGACTGTTACTTTTTCGGTTCCGGACAATGTGAAACCCACAATGCCGGAACTGACAATAGAGCGCATAGACGGCAGCGTTCCGACCGAATGGGGAATATATGTGCAGGACTATTCAAAATGCAGGATTACTGCCGCTGCGCAGGGGGCATACAGCTCAAAGATAAAGAACTATCGGTTTGCCGTGAACGGTGCAGTTCTGTCAAATCAGACCGGCGGGGTTTATACCTACACTTGCTATCTGTCGGGTGAGCTGAACTTTACGGTCACGGCGACAGACAGCAGAGGCAGAACGGTCAGCCAGACGGCGAGCATATCGGTTGAAAAGTATGACAGTCCGATGATAAATGAAGTCACATGCTTCAGATGCACGCAGGACGGCACGGAAAACGACAAGGGCACATATGCGGCCGGAAAGGTAAACTATAGCTTCTCGGCGTTGTTAGGCAAGAATATAGCGGTTTGCAAAGCAAGCTACAAGACAGATACGATGGATGCCTGGTCTGATGAGACGGCGATGAGCAATGATGTGCAGGCGATCCTCTTTGACGGTCTCAGTGAGAATGTCTCATATAAGATAAAATTCAAAGTTACCGATAGCCTTGCTTCCGCGGAATATGTTTATGAGCTTTCGACGAGCTTCGTGCTGATGGACTTCCTGCGCGGCGGCAAAGGAATAGCTTTCGGCAAGGTTGCGGAACTCGCCAATACGATGGACGTCAACATGCTGCTGCTCCTCAGAAAGGGACTGCAGGCAGGAGAACAAACTTTTCCGCTGAAAGACACAGGCTGGCAGGAGTTGGAGCTTACGGACGGAATAACTCCGGGCGCGAATGGGCTGACACCCAAAGGACGCAGACTCGGAAACTCGGTCAATATCGTCGGAGATGTGCAGGGGATAACGGCGGGCGGAAAAACCATATGCACGTTGCCTGAGGATATGCACCCGCAGTGCAGGATATTTACAATCTGTGCGGCGAACGATACCAACCTTGTTCGGTGGTCGGTATTTCCGGATGGAAGAGTGGCGCTTGATTGGTGCTTCAATCTTGAGACAAAAGCTTATAAATACAATCTGACTTCATATAAGCTGAACATAAACTATCTGATCTGAGGAGGCAAAAGCAAATGGCATACACGACAAAAGACCTTGAAAAGCAAAAAAAGCAGCAGGGCATATCAAAAGACAAACTGTCATACGCCGTGGCGCAGGGCGGAAATGCGGCGGCGCTCGCCGGTGGAATGGCAAAGCAGGGAATAAACGCCGCGAAGCAGGTCGGATACGGTATAGGCACGATAAAAACGCTACTCAACAAGCCGAAGGACTATGAGGAATCCGACGAAGTTAAGCAGGCTCAGGAGGATCTGAAGAACCATTACAACTCAAAGCCCGGGGACTATCAGAGCAATTATGCAGATCAGATACAGGGACTTCTGAAGGACTACGAAAACACCAAAGATTTTCAGTATGATTTCAATGCCGATCCGCTCTATCAGCAGTATAAGGATCAGTATATTCAGCAGGGCAAGATGGCGATGCAGGACACTATGGGGAATGCCGCGGCGCTCACCGGCGGTTACGGCAGTTCTTATGCTTCGACTGCCGGAAACCAGGCATACCAGTCAAGCCTCAACGATTTGAACAATGTCATTCCGTCACTGTATGACCGGGCATATAGCAAATATCGTGACGACAAGAGCGATAAATTGCAGCATATGCAGGTCCTGCAGAACCTCGACGATTCAGACTATAAAAAATATCAGGACACGCTGAGCGACTACTATAACACACTCAATTATCTACAGAGCCAGTCACAGTATCTCTCGGAAAGTGATTACAACCGTTACCTCAATCAGCTTGCGCAGTGGCAGTATGAGCTTGAATATTATACAGGACGCGCAGATGCAGCACAGCAGCAGTCGAATTGGCAGAGCGAGCAGAACCGCCAGTATATGCAGGACTATGTCAATCAGCGCAACTGGCAGAATCAGTTTGATTATCAGAAGGAGCAGGACGCCCTTGCACAGAATAACTGGCAGCAGCAGTTCGACTACGGAAAGGAGCAGGATGCGCTTGCACAGAACAACTGGCAGAAACAGTTCGATTACGGAAAGGAGCAGGATGCGCTTGCACAGAACAACTGGCAGCAGCAGTTTGATTACGGCAAGCAGCAGGACGCGCTTGCGCAGAGCAACTGGCAGAAACAGTTTGACTACGGCAAGCAGCAGGACTCAAGGGATTATAATCTCAAAAAACAGCAGTTTGAGCATGACAAATATATGGACTCTCTCAAGGCTCAGAGCTATTCAACCTCTTCGTCGTCTTCGTCAGGCAGGAGCGGGTCAAGCGGTTCTTCGACCGGGAGCAGCGGAAAACAGACTGCTACAAAATCAAAGGCAGCCAGTGAGTTTATAGGTGCACAGCCGACTCGGTACGAGTTTGGTGTAAGACCGGCACTGAAAAACCAATACGGAAGCTACGAGAATTATATAAAAACGAAGATGAGCCAGAACAAGAACCTGACCGACGAGGATATTTATATACTCAGTCAGCATTACGGACTTTCATAAGCGGAGGATAAAATGGAAACAATTGACGACAGAATAAAGCGTGTAAATTCGAAATACGAGGCTCCTGAGTCAATAGACGAAAGAATCAAAAGCGCAAATGAGAAATATCAGTGGGATTCGAGCGACAAGGAAATGCATGACTGGTTTGAATCAACCGGTCGTACCACCAGAAGCGCAAACAGCAGGCTGCAAAACAGTTCATATGCGAATTGGAAACGCGACAGCGAAAATACAAAGAGCGCGGTAGACAATGATCTTGAAAAGGCGGACAGAATCAAATCCTATCTCGACTCGCAGCGTGAGCAGCTGGGGGAAGAACGCTACAACACATTCATGGCACGGTACGAGGAATACAAGAATGCTCTGCAGCAGACTTCGCAGAATTTGCAGAAGGAGTCCGACTATTACTCCGATACGCGTAATTCCGGCGTTATGGACACCATGACCGAGGATGATATGAAAGGACGTCTTGACGATATCAAGAACGAGAAAAAGAAGAACCGCAGTGAATCATTCAAAAATCGGGTTTGGGCGTTCCTTAGCACGATGCAAGGAAATACAGCGGATTATGAAAAGTACACTGAAGAAGCCAAGGCGGCAAAAAACAAGCTCAATAATCTGAAGAGTGAGTCCGCTGCATTGGAGTCGGAGATATACAACAGGGATATATCCGAAAAACTCAGCCAGTTTGACGAGGCAACGCTCAAGGAAATACAGTCTATCCCCGAGCTCAAGGACAGAATAAAGCTCGAAGAGTCAGTCGGCACGAGCGGAAACAACAAGAATGTCTATGAATATAATCAGAGACTCAAGGAAATAGAGGATAAGGTTCGTGCAAAGGGAATGAATCCCGATGAGCTTGAGAATTATTTTGCGTATGAGTATAACCGCCGCAAGAATGAGCAGGTACAAGATGCGGTTCGTGACTTCAGTGCAGACCATCAGGTGATTGCCAGCGCACTGAGTGTGCCGGTGAATTTAACAAGCAGTGGAGCGGGATATCTTGATGCTGCCGCTCAGCAGGTTGGAAGAAAGCTTACCGGCAGTTATGCGCCTGTAGACTATAACAGAGACGCCGGAATAGCAAGTCAGTTAAGCGATACGGCACGCGGAGCGGTTATGGATGAGCATGACTGGAAGCTTGGCGACTGGGATGCCTTTGACTTCTTATACGGAACAGGAATGTCCGCGCTCGATTCGGCTGCATCTGCAGCCGCGGGCAATCTTGTCGGCGGAGCACTTGCGAATACCGGGGCGGGAATAAAAGCAGCGGGGAAAGTTGCCGAAGCTGTCGGCGGCGGAATACTCGGTCTTTCTGCTGCGAACTCAACAATGCGTGATATAAAAGCTCGCGGCGGCAACGACGACCAAGCGGTTATCGGCGGAGCTGTTTCCGGCATATTTGAAGGTCTCTTCGAAAAAGTTTCGATAGGTAATTTCAACAAGCTCAAAGAGGTTGACCCGAGAAGTATGCGCGATGTCGCGATGAACATACTCAAATCAACCGGGGTAAACTTTTCGGAAGAAGCCGCGACGGAAATAGCAAACATAGCCTATGATACCATAGCAAACGGCGATATTTCCAATTATAAGCTCATGATAGCCGCATATGAGAAACAGGGATTAAGCGAGGCGGAAGCAAAGAAAAAAGTTGCCGGAGATCTCGCGCTGCAGGTCGTTGAAGCGGGAGCGGGCGGAGCGCTTATGGGCGCCGGATTCGGCGTTGTGGGTTCCGGGCTCGGATACCTCAACCACAGAAAACAGGGTACGAACATCACGGGAAAGACAGTTGCAGGTTTTGCAGGCGGAGAGCAGACGCAGATTGCGCAGCGGCTTGAAAGCCTCGGTGAGAACACGCAGGACGCAGTCAGATTGTCCGCTGTGGTGCAGAAACAGGCTGAGGGTGATAAACTTACCCGCGCAGAAAAACGGCTTTTCCGGGGCTCTGAGAACGCTCAGAACGTGGCTGCTGAAATAAAAAACGGCACATCAGATGCCGCGGAAGACTCTCAGCTGTCGTTAAAGAAGGACATAGAGACAATAAAGCAGGAATATAAAAAGGCGGTAAATCCGAAGATCGTTGACTTTGTAGAGCGAGTTCGCAACCTTAAAGATAAAAATGTTGCAGGTAAGATTAAAATAGAACTTAGCTCTGTAAATGAGCGCGAGGTGCAAGATATAAAAAAACTCACCGGTATAGATACCAGTGAGTATAAGCGCGATATGGACGGAAACACGGTTATCCATGTAGAAAACCGCCACGGGGAGAATGGAGCAGCAGACCACTCAATGTCTGATGTTAACGATCTGGCGAGAATAGAATATGTTCTCGAAAATTATGACAATATTGAATCGGCAAAAGACGACAATGGCCGTTATAGAGATTCTGATAATAAACTGTCAAAGTCAGTTGTTTACAGTAAACGAGTAAACGGAAATTATTATGTCGTCGAAGCTGTGCCTGACTCAAAAGCAAAAACTTTACATGTTGTAAGTGCATATAAAACAAAAGCAGAAGGGGTCTCGCAAGTACTGAACATGTCCGAAGACCTGCAGTCTACGTCCAAGACGCCTCATGCGCTCGCCCCTTCCGATAACAATATATCACAGAAGAAAAGTTATGTCAACGCTGTTCCGGCAACGATTGACGGACAGAGCGTAACAATCAACGGCATAGACCGTATCGAAAAGGACGGAAACCGGGCGCAGATGTATGTCAAAACGCAGGACGGCGGCAGCGTTGCACTGAGCGATGTGCGGTTTGACAGCCGCGAGACCGAAGCTTTGTACAATGTCGCACAGGGCTTTGACAGCACCGACACGGCACGGGCTTTTATTTCAGGATATAAGCAGGGCGATTCGGCAAGCGAATATATGAATGCGTTTCTCGACTTCCGCCGCGCCGGTCAGCTCGGGCAGGACTTTGACAGCGTTTTGCAGTCGAATGCAAATAAATACGCAGGGCTTGAAGAAAGTCAGCTCAGACAGGCGTATTATGCCGGAGTTAATGAAAAAAATAATGCGCCGAAGCATTACAGCGCGAAAGAGGAAAAGAGGGCAGAAAAGAACGGAGGTCTGCTGAGAAACTATACAAAAAAACTCAACGCGGAGCAGGCGGGCTCGGTATATGTCCTTGAAGCTCTTGCAAAAAAATACGGCTTTGTCGTTGAAGTGTGCGACACGCTTGCAGACGGAATGGCGAACGGTGAGTACGATCCCAAGACCGGCAGAATAAAAATCGCGCTCGACGCGGAGGAAAACGCATATCTCAGAACCGCAGGACATGAACTGTATCATTATATCGAGGACTGGAACTCGACGGCCGCAGGCGAGCTGCGCGAATATGTCATAGGCAAGCTCAAAGAAAGCGAAAACTATGACTATGAGGGCAGAGTGAAAGAGCTGCAGAAGCTTTACGAAGGTTTCGGAAAAGCGGACATAGAGGCGGAAATCGTTGCCGAGAGCATGTTCGATGTGTTCGACGAGAAAACTATCAGAGAGCTTGTCAATGAGAACAGACCTCTTGCTGTAAAAATACAGAGCTGGATAAGGGGCTTCCTCGAAAGCATAGAAAAAGCCCTGACTGCTATCGGACTGAAAAGCCCGGAGGTCAGAGCACTTGAGGGAGATACGGAGGCACTGGAAAAAATCAGCGGCATGTTCAAATCAGCTCTTGAGGACGCAAAGGAAAATAAGAGCGAAAAAACCTCTAAAACAAACGATGTGAAATACAGCATAAATCCGGAGTTTGCACACCGTTATGACGAATGGAACAAGAACGAAATCGGAGGATACTTCTTCCTTGGCAAAACGTCAGAACCATTACAAAGTATCGGAATAAATCCGGCTGAAATATATTGGGATAAGTCGAAAATAAAAGCGATAAAGAAAAAGCACCCGACTATGACCGACAGCATAATAAAGCAGGTTCCCAACGTGCTTGAAAATCCAGTTTTGATAACGCAGTCCATGACGTCAACTAACCGTGTTGTTGTTTTGGGCGAACTGTATGACGAAAACGGGCATCCTATTGTGGCGGCTTTGGAACTCAAACCTAACGGAAGAGTTGAAAACTTTGTGAAGGTCGCGAGCGCGTATTCTAAGGATTCTTTACAGAATTTCATAAGACAGAGCGATATACTCTATATCGATCCCAATAAAAAAAGAACCGATACTTGGTTTCAAGCCCTGAGGCTCCAATTGCCGGCGGGGGTAACCAAGTATGGTTCTATCGGTATGGTAACATATGTTGAGAAAGATGTCAACGGTAAAATCAGTTTTAGTGATAAAAAATCTGAAAAAACCGCTATGCAGATTGCTTTTGAAAAAGCTCAACAAAATGCTACCAGTAAAAGTATATCCGAAAAAGTTAAAGATGATACTAAGTTTTCACTTAAGAATACTGAAAATGAGGATACTTCAAAGAATCTCGATAAGGCAGCGCTCGAATACTTTGGCAGAACCTACTCGTGGAAAGAAACCGGTTATTTAACAAAAAGCGGAAAGAAACTTGATTTTTCGGGAAAGAATCAGGGTGCTCCGGGAGGATATAGGACATTAGATCACAGAGATATAAGCGAAATAATGCTTGATAGCGACATCTCCGGAACTGAGGCAATGATTGAGTATATGAATCAAGGAAATATACGAATCATGCCCGAAAGTAACGGAATAAATCTTTCTGTTTTGCCGACTGCAAGCCAGTTTGAGGCTCTTGATGATTACATATCCCGAGCGCGAGGCGAAGTAATACTTGATATTGACGATAATAACGGAAACACTCTGCATAGCGTGGAGTACCCGAAAGGAACCAGAGCGAGCAAGGTAATCAATGACATAAAAAAATATTTTGCAGATGGTACGGCTCCATATGTATCTTCGATAGCTCAGTTCCGTTATTCTCTCAAAAACACTTCCTCAATAGATGAGCAAAACAAGAAGCTCATGCAGGAGAACAAAGCTCTGCGCGAATACAAGCGAGAACTCGAGTGGCGCCTCGGAATAAACAGAAAAGAGCTTGATGAGCGGGCAATACGCAGGCTTTCGAAAAAAGTGCTCAAGGAATACAGCAGTAAGTATAATGCCGAAACGCTGACGCAAAACCTCAAAAATATCTTTGAAGCACTTGCCAATATGGACGACGGCATAACTTATGATGAAGTTATCGCGAGGACTGCGGAGGTTGCCAAGGCGGTGCTTGAAGAGAGCGCAGTGCTGAACACCGATATGTCCGAACAGTACAGTGCGCTGAGTGAATATGCCAAGGGCACGAAAATAAAACTCAGCGAGCAGCAGAAAAAAGAGATTGCCTACTATTACGGGAGCTATGATAAGTTCAGAAGGAAGAACTTCGGAAAGATAAGGCTTTCCGAGGAAGGCAGTACGCTTGATTCTCTTTGGGGCGAGATGTCCGAACTTTGGCCGGAGTTCTTTGAACCGGATACGCACGAGCTTGAGCAGGTGCAGACGCTCGTAAATGCACTCGAAACCATAAAACCGTTCTATGAAAATCCGTTCTACGACGGTTCTTTCGACATGGATATAGACACGGCGAGCTATGACCTTGCAATGCGCCTGTATGAAGAGTATTACGACATTCCGGAGCTCAAGACGCTGCGGCAGAAGATCGAGAAAGAATACCGCGACAGATACGACAAGCGCGTTGAAAAAATCAAGGAACAGGAAGCTGCTAAGCGACATAAGCTTTCTGAGGAACTCATAAAGCAAAAGGCGCTCTATGAACAACGCACATTCGAGGATCGCCGCGAATGGCTGCGTAAAGATGCTATGGCAAAGAGCAAACGGAGCATTGAGAGAACTGCGAAGACTCTTAACAGGTTCCTGCAGAATCCGAACAAGACTCAGCATGTGCCGGAAGCTCTGCGTTCGGCTCTCGGAGAGTTCCTGGTATCTCTTGATGTCTACGGGAACAGTCAGTCAAAAGATGCGTTTGAGTGGCGCAAATCAATGTCGGAGCTGCAGGGAGAATTGCGCAAAATGCAGCAGGGAAATGACCCTCAGTATCAGCAGTTCCTGGCAGACCTCGACCCGGATCTTATGCCGATGATGACAACGCTGCTTGAAGTGTATAAGGGCAGTTCCATAAAGGATATGGATGCGCAGGGGCTTGCCGAGCTTGAAACTGTTATGCAGCAGATAAAGGGCGGAATAACGAGAGCCAACGAATTGCTTGCAAACAGCCGATATGGAACGGTTCAGGCAATTGCCGACGCGAGCGTGCATGAGATGGACAGCCGCAAGAGCTTCAAGGACAAGGTAAAGGTTGGGTATAAGCAGCTGAATGTAAATATGCTTGACTCGTTCAGCTTTTTCCATCAGCTCGGACCGGCAGCAGAGACTGTTTTCAAATCCATTCGTTCCGGCTTCGATGAGCGGGTGGAAATGATAGACAATGCGAATGAGTTCATGCGGTCGATTGTCAGCCAGAAGGAAATACAGGACTGGGAGCACTCGAAGCAGACCTTTAAGGTCGAAGGCGGAGAACTGACATTGACGGTCTCGCAGATGATGGAACTGTATAACCTCTCCAAACGAGAGCAGGCGCGGGATCATCTTCTTCTCGGCGGAATCCGTCCTCTGGACACTTCAAGGCAAGAGGCGAAAATGCGAATCAAGGAGCAGTTCGGTAAGGGCGAAGAAACATACGCTAAGGCTGTGCAGGTGACAGTGGAAGACCTTGGAAAGATAATCGACTCTCTGACTCCGAAGCAGAAGCAGGTTGCAGAGAAAATGCAGGGCTTTTTGAGCGGAAATGTTGCTGATTGGGGCAACAAAGCGTCAATGACACTGTACGGCTACAGAAAGTTTACCGAAGAGCATTACTGGCCGATACAGGTCAACAAAAACTCCGTGCGGACGATGAACGCGGAGGACGGGGCGGTTCAGACTCAGAGCAATTTCTATAAGCTTGTCAACATCGGCGCGACAAAGAGCGTCCAGCGAAATGCAAGTAACGGACTGTTTATTAAGGGTGCTTTCGACACCTTTACAAAGCACATCACCGAAATGAGCGCATATTCGGCGTATGCCGTGCCCATTACAGATGCAATGAAGTGGTATAATGCCCTGAGCTTCGAGGAAAAGGACGACGGATATATAGCCATATCCGGCACAAAACAGTCTATTGAACGAGCTTTCGGCAATGACGGAAAGGCATATTTTGAAAAGTTTATACTGGATCTTAACGGCAGCTCGGACAGCAAAAATGCAGGGGGAGCGGGCGAGGAGACACTGATACGAAACTTCAAGGTAGCCGCCGTCGGAGCAAATATGCGAGTTGCTATCCAACAGCCTACGGCATATCTCAGAGCAGCGGCAGTAATGAACCCGAAATATTTGCTCAAAGGGCTTTTGTCAAAGCCGGCAAGTAAAGAAGCAATAGACAATTGCCCGATTGCAAAATGGAAAAGCTGGGGATTCTATGAGACGAGTATGGGCATAACGATGAAGCAGCTTATAACTGGACAGCAGACGGTCGTCGATAAGATCCGCGAAAAGTCTATGTGGTTGGCCGGAGTTGGTGATGAGCTGACATGGGGAACGCTGTGGAATGCCTGCAAGGCGGAAGTCAAGGATAAAACCGACCTTAAAGAGGGAACTGCAGAGTTCACGCAGGCAGTCTCAGACAGGCTCAGCGAGGTGGTTGATAAAACCCAGGTCGTTGATTCGCTTCTGCATCGAAGCCAGTTTATGCGCAGTACGAACTCTTTCTCAAAAATACTCAGTGCCTTTAAGGCCGAGCCGACGAAGTCGTACAACATGCTCCGCAATGCATTGGTTGATTATAACAATGCTGATCCCGGCAGTAAAAAGGCAAAGGCGAAGAATATAGCGCGTATTGCCGCGGTACATATCGCGACAAGCATCTTGACTGCCGGAATAGCGTCGATAGCAGATGCGTTCCGCAACGATGATGATGAGAAGAAATGGCTTGAGCTTTATCTTGAAGCATTCGGAGGCAACACGCTTGACGGAATCAATCCGTTTTCAGCCGTGCCGTATGTCGGAGATATTATCTCAATCTTGTCCGGATATTCTGTGAGCCGCATGGATATCGAGGGTATTGAAGAACTAATTCAGTCCTGCGAATCGTGGCAGAAAGTATTCAGCGGCGAGAAGAAAAATCCGGATATCTGGAAGCTGATGATGAGCAGTGCAAAGGGAATTTCAAAGGTCAGCGGTCTGCCGATAGCGAACACGATGCGCACTTTTGAAAGCTTGTATAATTTCTTCTCTCCTGACAACCTCGGCAGGGAAGCAAGCTCCACGGAATACAGAAAGTTATACAATTCGATTGCCGATGGAAAATATCAGAAGCAGTACGATAAGCTTATCAAAAAGGGTTATACCGCGCAGCAGCTCGAGAACGGTGTTAAGAATAATCTGGTGAAGTCCGAACCTCGAATCGCGCAGGCTGCACAGGCGCGCGAAAGAGGAAACATCTCAGAATATAAAAAAATATATGAAGAGCTGGTTTCTGAAGGATATCCGTCAAACGCGGTCATAAAAGCAATCAATAACTATATGACAATGCAGACGGCTGCGGCGCAGGCAAAAAGCAACGGAGACGACAGCGCACTCAGCGGCAAGCTCGAAGCTTTGCTCGAGAGCGGGTACGATGAAGATGAAGTGGACAGGATGATAGATGAGATTGCCGCAGAGCTTGATCCCGAAGCAGAACAGGATAAAGCGGTCGAAGAGAAAAAACTTTATGAGTATAAAGACCTCCAAAAGGCACTTGAAAACTCTGATGTTTCGTCCGCAAAAGAGATAGTCGAATATCTGCGAGCAAACGGCAAAGAGGATAAGACAATCCGCCAGGCATTGACAAAAGACCTCAAATCTGAGTATCAGGAAATGTACAAAAGCAATGATACGGAGGGCATGCGCCGGACGCGCCAAATGCTCTATGAGTTGAACATAGGGTATGATGATAAGACATTTCAGCGTTGGATTAAAGACATGACAAAGTGACAGCGAGGCGGGGAGAAATACTTCCCGCCTTTTGCTATACTTAAATCAGAGGTGAACCGAATGGAACGTGTAGAGCACAGAATAAAGCTAAATCTTATGAAGACAGGACTGCAAGGTCAGGTGAATGTGAAAAAAGCAGACACAGACAGCAGAAAAGTTTGTATCTACTTATCCTATGCGGCGAAACCGTTTGACTTAAACGATGTTGTATCGGCTGTGCTGAGAGCGGAAAAGCCGGACGGTAAGGTAATGTTCAACAGCTGTACTGTGTGCGAGGATAGGCTGGAATATATTATCACAACTCAGACGATAGCTGCGACTGGGACTGTGACATGTGAAATTACCTTAACGAGCAATTCGGGTCAGATTCTCGTAACACCGCGCTTTGAGATTATAGTTGCAGATGTCATCTATTCTGACTCTGAGATTGAATCAACAAATGAATACACAGCGCTGGAAAAAGCTATAAAAAAGGCATCCGCGCTGAAAGACGGAACGACATTTACGCCCAGCGTCAGCGACGAAGGGGTTCTTTCATGGTCGAACTCGGACGGCAAGGACAATCCCGCGGCGGTTAATATAAAGGGACCGAAGGGTGATTCGGGAGCAAAGGGAGACAAAGGCGAGCCTGGTAAGGATGGGGCAGACGGAAGTCCCGGTGCGGCGGGTGCTGATGGTGTTACACCACATATTGGTGATAACGGTAACTGGTTTATCGGAAACACGGATACCGGAAAACCGTCTCGCGGAGGTTCAACAGAGTCGGAACTTTTTATTGTTAATGTGCAGGCGCAAAGCGGGGCAGATGGATATACAATTACTTCCCACAATAAGACCTACGAGCAAATAGATGCAGCTTATAAGGCGGGCAAGCAAGTTTTGATTGCTTTCACGGTTACGAATGAGAATAACACATTTTTAATTCCTCTCGGGATTGCCACAGAAACCGATTATGAGTTCTTAGTTTTTGCCAATGCGGTCTTTTATGTATATGTCGATAACACAGATACGTGGGATTGCTATGTGGAACCACTTGAAGCAGACAGTATTAAAGCCAAGATATCTGCCGACAGCTCTGCACAATCATTAAGTTTACAGACAATTCTTAACAGTTTGGTTTATCCTGCGGTTGAGAAAGCCCACGAGCATAGTAATAAGTCCGTACTTGATGGTCTTTCCGACTCTAATGGAGTTCTTTATTATAATAACAAACCCATAATCGCTCAAAAAATCTCTGAGGGTCCATATATAACCCTTGCTGACAATACCGAGTACCGTCTTACAGATGTCACGACCTTAAAGCTAAGCTATCCGGTAGGTGATTTCGAATCTTGGATGCGCCTGAGCTTCGCGGCAAGCGGCGATATAACGGTCACTCTGCCCGCGGGCACCGGATATATCGGCACTGCGCCGGATTTTAAAAACGGCGAAACCTGGGAGCTGAGTTTCAAAGACAAAATTTTGGCGGCGCAGAAGGTCGGTGACGGCACTTGATAGGACGAAGAAAATTCTTTTCGCGTGCCGCGCGGCATATCGAAGGTCTGCCAGAGGGCTATACCGCAGTCGAATATATCCAGTCGTCGGGCACTCAGTACATCGACACCGGGCGCAAGCTGACGCAGGATTCTGATATCACCATAGATTTCAGCATAGTCGGTGAAATAAACAGGAACGCAGGTATATTCGGTTCGCGCGAAAGTGCGTCGAAAAATAATCTTGCGCTATTTCAAGATGGGGGCTCAGGTTATTTCGCCGGCGACTTTTCCGAATATCGACAGCACCGTTTTCTGATGACTTTAACATTGGAACGAACAAAAATCCGAACGAACAAAGCTGGTGTATGGATTAATGATATTTTAAAAAAATCTTGGAGCGATGTCGCCGACTTCGAGACGCCGACAAATGGATTAATATTTGATATTGGCAACAATAACTGGACGGGAAATAAGGCTATTATACGATTATATAGCTACACAGATGACAATACCAAACAGCTTGTCCCATGTCTCGATGCAAACGGTGTTCCGTGCCTTTATGACCTTATCAGCGGAACGGCATTTTACAACCAGGGTACAGGATCTTTTACGTGGGGGTGATTAAATGATGTACGGAAAACTTATAGACGGCGAGCTCAGAGGAGCGCCGCGACCGATAAAAACGGCGGACGGCGACGTGTTTACAAACGACCCCGCATTGCTTTTGCAGTACGGATACAAGCCGATAATTACGGCGGATTATCCGTCCGACGGCGGGTATTACACCGAGTCGTGGACAGAGACGGAATCCCAGATAAAGCAGATTTGGACAGCCGCCGAGCCACCCGAAGATATATCGGCGGACGAGGCGCTGGATATTATCACAGGGGGTGCGGATATATGACACGGACGCAGGCAAAACGCTTCCGCGAGATGATAACAAGAGCCGCCGCGAAGCTGACAAACGCCGAAGCTCTGACAAGTATCAGCCTATTTGAACCGTGGAGCGGCGAAAAAGATTATTCTATCGGCGACAGGGTGCGCGACGGCGGTAAGCTCTATCGCTGCTACAACGCGATATCCGCCAATCCCACATGGCGTCCGGGCACGACTCCCGCACACTGGGAGCGCGTGACTGTCGGCGAGGACGGCACGATAGATAACCCGATAACCGCCGCTGCCGGTATGCGGTATTTCAAGGACAAGTACTATCTCGACGGCGGCAAAATTTACAGATGCACAAGAGACGACAGCGGCGGTCAAGGTACTATACTGCACTATGTACCGTCGCAGCTTGTGGGCATATACTTTGAGGAGGTGACGGGATGAGCGTGTGGGAAGTTTTTTTAGCCGCAATAGGTGCATGCGGGACGGTGTGCGCCATTATCTTTGGGTATCAAGCCTATAAGCGAAACGGCAAGAGCGACAACCGCGACGAGGGCAAGAAAGACGGTGTTGTTTTGACGGAACTGGGATACATAAAAAGCGGTGTCGATGACATCAAACGAAAGCAAGAAAAGCAGGATGACAGCATAAGGGAAGTCGTTGAAAGACTGAGTTCTGTTGAATCGTCCGCGAAACAAGCACACCATCGGATAGACGGGTTGGAGAGCCGTATGAGCGAAAAATAAGGAGGTCACATTTATGTTTGCAGAATTTTGGTCGGAGTACGGTATGACATTGATCTACACCGTTTTAACGGCGGTGCTCGGCTTCATCGGGATTGCGATAAAGCAGATTCTTTCGAAGCTTTCCGCCGACAAGACTAAAGAGTCGGTCGTGAAAACTTGTGTCAACGCAGCGGAGCAGCTGTATAAAGATTTACACGGCGAAGAAAAGCTTGCGAAGGTCAAGGAAAACATCGTTGAAATGCTCAATGAGAAAGGCATATCAATATCTGATATCGAGATGGACATGCTTATCGAAGCGGCGGTTGCGGAAATCAATAAGCAGCTTAAGAAAAAGGAGGGTGCTGAAAATGGCAAAGACTAATACAGGGCTCGTGGCATACGCAAAAGCGAACATCGGCAATCCGTATTGGTACGGCACCTTTGGGCAGGTCGGCACACAGACGCTGCTTGACTCGAAGCGCAAGCAGTATCCGTCTTTTTATACAAGCGCCAGATATGCGGCGTGCAAGAAAGATATCGGCAAGCGCGTGCATGACTGTGTCGGTTTGATAAAAGGCTACCTGTGGAGCGACAGCGCTACAGCCGCGCCGAAATATAGCGCCGCGCAGGATGTGTCGGCAAACGGTATGCTTGCCAAATGTACCGAACACGGCAACATAAACAAGATACCCGAGATACCCGGCGTCCTAGTGTTTATGGATGGTCATGTGGGTGTGTATGAGGGCAACGGCTATGTTATCGAGTGTACCGTCTCATGCGGCGGTGGCGTCGTCAGAACCGCGCTTAAAAGCCGTCCCTGGGTGCATTGGGGCAAATGTCCTTGGATAAGTTACAACAGCACTACAGCGGCACAGAAGCCGTCAGAATCGACCTCGAAACCGGGCGGCGGCATAAAGGTCGGAGATAAGGTAAAGATAACCGGTACGAACTATGCCACGGGACAGCGCGTACCTACTTGGGTGAAGCTGCGCAAATACACCGTAAGCAAGGTGCAGGACGGTAAAGCTCTGCTCAAGGAGATCAGCAGCTGGGTGCATACCAAAGATATAACAGTAGTATCGACGGCAAAGAAAGGTGTTGCAGTCGGTAGCACAGTGACCATCAAGAAAGGCGCTGTTTACGGCGGCTGTACCTCAGCGCGCGGAAAAGCGGTCCCGTCCGCTCAGCTTGCACCGACAAAGCACAAGGTAAGCAGGATACAGACAAACAAAGGCGTCAAAGAAGCCCTGCTCGGCGATATATCGAGCTGGGTAGCGGTGGCGAGCCTTGAGGAGGTTACAAAATGAAAAAAGCAATGTTGTCACAGCCAATGCGCGGAAAAACCGAAGCGGAAATAAAGGCGACGAGAGAGCATGCCATAAGGGCACTTAAGGCTAAAGGCTATGAAGTCGTAAACACCTTGTTTACTGACGAGTGGTATAGTGATGCTCAAATGAAGCAGCGCGGAGTAGAAAATATACCGCTTTGCTTTTTGGCAAAATCTCTTGAAAATATGTCGCTTTGTCATGCAGCATTTTTTTGCGAAGGTTGGGAAAATGCGCGCGGCTGCAAGATAGAGCACGAAGCAGCCGTAGCTTATGGGCTCGACATAATATATGAGAATGAGGAGGCATGACATATGATAACAGCAATTCTTTTCAACCTCATGAACATGCTCGGGCTTTACGGCGCGGGTATCATCGTGGCGGTGCTCAAGCTTCTCGGCATGATTTAACTCGCGTGCGTTCGGCGTGCGTTCGGCGTGCGTTTGGCGTGCGTTTTGCGCGTGTTCTGAAACCAACTTGCTCACAACTTAGTCATAACTTAGAACTAAAAAATGAACTAAAAAATGACCGGGCAGGGGATTTTCCTCTGCCCGGTTTTCTGCTTTATAAAGCACGCAGCCCTCGGTCTGACCGAGAGCCACAAGAAATAGGGAATAGAGCCGGAGGCTCTTTAGGTGCATTATAGCACAATTCTTTGCAATTGCAAGTGTAAAATATAAAAATTTGTTACATAAGACACTATAACGGTTGGGAACAAATTGTGAACAAAAATTCTGAAAAGCTTATGAAATACAACTGATCTGAGATGAAAACATTGCATGGCATTCAAGAGGTCAGCGGTTCGATCCCGCTTATCTCCACCAAGCGAAAAGCCTTGAAACTCAACAGTTTCGGGGCTTTTGACTTTTTTGTGTACGATTAGAAAACACATCTTTTCTAACACTTCTTCTAACACTTGAGTAAAACGACAAAAGCAAAAGCGCAGATAACCGCTGCGGTGTGAATTATATTTCTGCCGGCTTTTTCTCACCAATGTGACAAAACAAAACCTTGTCTTTGAATTTTCTGCGATGTATAATAATGTTGAAAATGTATTATAACAGGGGGTATATTATATGAAGATAATCAGAAATGCAATAAGATGCAAAAAATGCGGCGAGGTTATCGAGAGCAAATCCGTACACGATTTCAAATTCTGCTCATGCGGCGCATGTGCCGTTGACGGAGGACACGAATATCTCCGCAGATGCGGTGAGCTCGAGGATTGGGAAGAGCTGGCGGAGACCGAAGAAACTGATGACGACTGA